GTATATGCTATCAATTTCTTCACCACCATTGCTTAATGTAAGATCAAAAATACCATATTTAATATTATCTTCCCCAAAACCATTCAATGAATTTAGTGATTCTCTCAATGGTCTTGGAGCATAAACTGAAGCATATTGAAGTGAATCATTTGCAATGTTCTCCTCAATAATACAGTCATCATCTTTAAAGTTGGGAAAGTTTCTCTCAAATAAGTTTATATTCCATCCTCTAATATTTGCCTGTGTTCTTGCTCCAGATCCAGCAGATATTACATCAATTGTAGTTTTTCCTGAAATATAACCCGCACCACCTTTTTGAACATAGACACTTTCTATCTCACCGTTGTTAAGAATCGGCACTAAGATAGCAAAATTGCCCGTCTCACTTACTATATTGAGATCAGGTGGTGCATTATATCCTGTGCCCCCAGAGTTTACAATGACCTCAACTATCTTACCATTATTAATAATTGGAGTAAGTTTTGCGCCTGAACCAGACTCAAATGTAATTTCGGGTTGTCTTCTGAAGTCAACAATAGTTGATGCACCATATCCAACACCACCATCAGTTAAGCCAATAGTTAATATCTCTCCTCGGAATATTGGTTGTAGTTTTGCTTCATAAAGAAGAATATTACCAATGAATGGATCATCACTAATCAACCAGTTTGCATCAGCACTAACCAAGACATAGTATGGATTTGTGATCTCTGCTTCAGTATCAGTCCATGCAAGCACTGATACAGGAGTAATAATGTTTTCTTCAATTGGAGACTCAATAATGTAAAGTTCTTGGAAATCTTCGACAAAAGTTTTGTCAAATGATGCTGCAGCACCCTCTACTTCAACAGTGATTGGTGGATAATTGAATGAGCCTGTACCAGTTTTTGTGAAATTGATATAAATTTCTCTATTATAATAATAGTCTCTCTCTATAGTTCCTGTACCAACCTCTGCAAGTGAGAAAGCATCATCGTTTATTTTTTTAACAAAATATTCTTTATCTTCACTTAACCCCTCAACTTTTGGGGTTCCTTCTGTATATCTTACAATTTCTTTTGAATTATATCCATGATTTATAATTTCAACTCTGTTTGATACTGTATTAATACCAGCTGTTGGAATATTTCTCCTTTTGTTTTCATATCCTACACCAGGATCAGTAATAACAACACTTGATACGACTTGTTTAAGTTCTTTAGCAACAAAATATTGTACACCATCACCATATGCTGAGAAATTGACTGTATTGATACCAGCAAATGCATCTACTTTTGAATTGTGAAGTTTAATGCTCTTTTGGCCACTTACAAATACAAAGTACTCACCTTCAGTATTCAGACCCACAATAGCAGATGTATTTCTTGGTTCGTAAATTATACTTTCACCATCTAAGAATTTGTGATCATTTTCAAATATAATCTCATTAGTTGTTAGATTTACATTACTTGGGAAATTTGCAATAAATGGATTTTCAAGTTTGACCGAACTCATTCTTGGTTCTGCCTGTGCACCAAAACCATTACCACCCTTAATCGTAATCGTTGGTGGTGCATAATACCCCATACCAGGATCAGTAACGTCAAGTCTTACAAGTTGACCTCTAACATTAGTAAAACCTTTTGCACCAGTTCCCGTCTCATCAACAATCTTTAATACAGGTGGATTGATAATATCATATCCAGTTCCACCACTTGTCATAGTGAAATCTATAATGTCACCATAGTAAACACTATTAGATGACTTATAGTTCAACAACTCAAGACCATTTACAAATATACCTGTATATCCTGAAGTTGTTTTCTCTGTTTTCTTTCTATTAGTGGGATTGAGAATCTTTCTGTAGATACCCTGTGGCTGAATCGTCTTTCCATAAAAATCAAGGTAGCTTAGAGAAGCATTTGTCACAGAACCATTAAATGTAATATATGATTCTCTTATAAGATCTGCCTTACTTTTTGCAAGTTTAATTTCACTTTCACTTACTCTATATACAAAGTAAGAACCACTAGTGACACCTTCGAAACCATTACCAACTGATTGGAAATAAACTGAATCCCCCGTATAGAAACCGTGATCAGGGAGTGATGTTGGGTTAACTGGTAATTTTAAAGTATCAGTGCTTACCAATGACGAAGAAAAAGTTATCTTCTTATCATATACATTTGTCTCAAGGTCATTATATCTCGGTAATGAGTTGGATGATACCATAACACTACCATCAAACTTTGCGTACGTATTCTGTACGTTAGCAACAAAGTTTTCAATATATGAATGGCTTGTAGATGAACCTTTTAGTAATTGGTTCTCAAGGTAGAATGTACCTGAGAGATTAATCTGGTTTCCAAACCTTACATTAATGTCATTATCAGAGATAACTCTAGAGACTACTCCAGGAATTGATACAGTACCGTCTTCGTTCTCATATCTCACTTCGTATCCTTCTTGGAAGAAGTGATCCTCATAAACTTTAAAACCATATACGAATGCATTTGGATCGATTACTGAACTTTCAGCAATTTTGAACTTCGTTTTTACGTTGAGGACATAATTATTTGCTTTCTTGCCAGATGCTTCATATCCAAACGATTTTATCTCAATTGTATCATTCTTTTTAAAATAATATGTTGGATCATTCTGTACAAAGTCTTTTAAGGTAGATGTAAATCTAACTTTAATTTCTTGTGAGGTATCAATACCAACATATGCATAAGAATAAGAATCCAACTTAACGTCAGACTTTTTATTCAATGAATTGGTTAGACCAGATACATTAAAGAATTGGTTTGTAGTCTTACCACTATATGCAATTCCAATCTCTTGATTATCAACGTCTTTGACAACTAAGTTACCAAACTCAGGGAAGTCAACGGTTGAATCGACATCAAGAACAGTTGAACCCACACTTACAGATGTAAGAAGTTTTGTGAGAGGATTTGGTTCAAACTCACCAAAGATTGAACCAGTTACATCACTATCTCTTTGGAATCCTGAATCAATACTAATTTGATAGAATTGATAATTGTCATATGGAATCTGTTGAACATTAGTTACAGATCCCCTTGCATTAGTTCTCTTTTGGAAGATTGTGAGATTCTGAAGATCTAACGGATCACCCTGAAGTTTTTCGACAACAAAGTCTTGAGTTACTTTATAGTTTGCATTAGAAGGAGTTAGAAGAAACTGTGATGGTTTTAAAATTTCTACATCTTCACCATACAATGCTCTGAATAAAATTTCATAAGATTGATCAGTTCCCTTCGATGAATAAAAACTTTTCGCATTATAAATTAAATTTTTACTATTCAACCCACTGTAGAATTCTCTATCACCAAATCCTGGGGTGAATTGTTTTTTTATACTTTTAAAGAACTGTTTTAAAAAGAGAATATTGAGATTCTCTACAGTTGCTCCTGTATTGTGTTGATCTATCTCTGTAGAACTAAAAGTTAATTCATCAGGAGAACCAACTGTGATATAAGTTGTTATACCACTAAATCCTCTACGACAATTATTGAAAACGGTGTCAGTTTTTGTTTCGTAAAAAATTATTTCATTATCAATTTTTATAATACCATTAGTTTCATTGAAACCCTTTGTTGAATTAACAACAACGGAATTTTCAACATAATCTAAATCGGCAGCAAGAGTTGTTGAGTCTGTAAGGTTATATAATTCTTCTACTTTTACATATTGATCAATATTATTAAGAATATCAATTGGACCACTCTGATGTTCTTGGGAGATATAATATTGCTTTAAAAATTCCGTTAATAGAGGAAAATCTTCCCTCACATACCTTGGAAGTTGGTTAGAAACAATTTCCTGAAATTTGACTCTATCTACTGCCATTTTATTTTATCGATTAGTAGGATGTTCTGCTTACAATTGTATTCCCAAGAGGTTGTGGGGTTGTTGTTAGTAACGTTGATTCTGATTGTTCAGGTTCAAAAGTTGTGATTGGTGTACCTCTTACTAATGAATTTAATCCATGACTTGAAGAAACGATATAATTTGATCCTGATACATCATTTCCAGAAGAAATGTTGTCAGCAATAACATCAACTGTAGTATTATTTACATCCAATTGTAGGAAGAGATCTTGGAGACCGATAACGTCATTTGAGTATGGAACTGCAGATATTTCGACAAGTGGAGAGTTTCTGTTTACTATAGTTGAGATGATGTTAATTGGATTTAACCTAATTTCTCCTTTTTTATAGTCTATAGTTCCAATATTTTGCTTTACAACGATTGGTTCTGTTGGAGAGTTGAGTTTGAATAAAAATAATGTTCCTTTTTCCAAATTACCTGTTGGTTTATCTCCCAAATACACAGTTCCACTGATACCACTGACAGAGAAGCCAGATGATTTTATGTTGTAACCAAGTAGATTTCCTTGAAATACTGCATTATGACCATGATTTTTGATATAGAATCTATTTCCAAAACAAATCTCATATTCTGCAAAACTATTCAAAGACGCAACCAGATCCCGTCTAATTGATAGGTTTGTTATGTTAGATGTGACCGATTCGTGGCTACTGTCAACAACTTTTTGAAATTTTGAGTATTTAAATCTGGCACCAAATTGATTTAATTCTGAGGAATTTGAATATTTTGAGATATTTTGAGTAACTACGTTTTGAACATATGATGGAGAAGGTGCAAGATTTGTGTTATAGTAAGTTTCACAGTCTGCTTCAACGTAAAGATACTTCAAATCGACAATTTCTGGCTTAATTCCTGCAACAGAATATTTTTTAAGGCGTTGAACAAGGTTTTGTTTGATCGCACTCGACAAAAATACACCGTTATATGGCTTTATACTGACAAATACCTTGCCATATTGAGGTGGTGTAAGGTCTTCTCCACCAAAAGCAGACACAGATTCGGCTTCTGGATAAACTTGTGGTATCAAAGCCTCATAATCAGCGGCTGTAACTGCACGATTTTGAGTTGAATAGATTTGTGGAGCATATTTTTTGACAGATTCAACAGATTCTATTGATTTTCCTCCAGTTGATTGGAGATTTGTCTCTATAATTGACACTCCAGAACTGATAATTTGACCGTTATTGCCGATCATATTACCAATAAATTGGAAATTGGATATATTATTAGCTTCTTGACCACTTCCAGTAATATAAGTTGCTTCAATATAGTTCAAATCATCAAGTTTTTCGCCAAAAATTCCATCACCAAACAAAAGTTCATATCTTTCTTGATCAATTTCTTGAATAAAATACAATCTTGATAATTTAGTAACGTTAAAAAGATTATCAAATCGTTCAAATTTTCTTGATACTGTTGAAGAACTTGTGTCTCGTACTATCACCGAGATCAAATCAGTATCAATTCCAGAATTAGGTAGGATAAATCTCTGATTTGGGTCACTACCGTCTACGGTGAATGTTTGTTTAATGAATGTACCTTCATAAACAAAGATATTATCGAAATTTGCTGTACCATCAGACCTCACTGGTACAGTTATATCGTTAGGAATTGAGAAAATATAATTTTTTGTTTTATTGACACCAGTAGATCTTGATGTTAATACAGCTCCTGCCTTTAAAGTTACAGTAACAGCAGTTGTATTACTCACATCTACAAAGAATGATACCTGAGCCCTTGCAGATTTTCTGGACCTAGGGACATATCCTATATTGCGTGCTAGAGACACCACGTTCTCCCTTAACGTGGCGCTATCAATGAATACCTCATTAGATACCATATTGGCATTATATGAGGTAATGTACGTATTATATGCTAACGTATCGATGATTGTACTTAGATTAGATCCTTCAAAATCGTAATCAGTAAAGTTTGAATTCGCACGAAGGTAGTCCTTAATGGACTCCTTTATCTGATCAAAATCTAAGTTGCTAAAATTAACTAGAGGCATTTACCTAGTGGGTTGTAATGCAAATGATAATTGTTGTGCAGGAATATCTATACCAACGATGTCATAAAAAATCTTGACATCAAATTCATTATTATCGAAATTAGGTTTAACAGTGACTCTTCTTAAAGATACCCTTGGTTCAAAGTTATTAATGGTATTTTCAATTTCAGATTGAATCGAACTCGCTGTTAAAATATCTAAATTTTCAAATAATAAATTAGTGACATTGCATCCAACAGTAGGTTCAAAAGGTTTTTCACCTGGTAAAGTAAAAATCAAATTACGAATTGAACGTGAGATTGCATTTTCGTTTCTTAGAACAATCAAATCAGAGTTGATTGGATTGATCTTAAACGTTGCACTTACGTCTTTAAAACCTTTACTGACTCTTTGGACAGGCACTTAAGTTAATATACAACAATTCTAAGTTATTTATAGGGGGTATACCGACAAATTACTCAGTTAAAATTTCAGCAGTATCTTCATTCTCCCAGAAATCTTTCCAGTCTACTTCACTTGCTTCATAGAAACCATCTTGGCGGACTTTCTTTTGGTTCTTAGGAGTTTTCTGATCATGATTGATCTCTCTCAAAAAGTTCTTGTTGTCCATATAAGTCTTTCCTTATATATCTTTCACCTCATACATGTAATGATCAGAGGTTTCCATCTTTCTCTTATTCTCTACACTATAGACAGTAGTATCAATCTCAAATCCTGGGTTCTTCTCAATACGATTGAATGTCCAAGCATTATCGTACCAAATGATTCGATTGTTAGGATATGCATAATAATTACCAGTCTCTACCTTGAACAAGTGTGCACACTTATGTTCAGGAGTTTCTGAATAGTTCAGATCAGGTACACCTTTATTTTCCCATGACCAATCCAAAGTGAACATGTAATCACCTAATACTTTCTTTCCATCTGGACGGATCAATTGTGCCTGAAGACCTGCTAGTCTATGTCGTCTCTGAACGTCAATATAAGGACTAAAGCAATCCCAGTACATTATGTCCTCTAAGGGCTCTATCTCGGCCTCTGGGTCCCAACAAAATGCATGTAGGGGTCTCCGTGTCCAATTGACACCATTCTCTAGAAACGCCTCAAAGAGAGGTACACGTTTCTCTATACTAGCTACACTATGAACATCAGCCTTAGTGACCTGTCCATGTCCTTTCTTGTGATTGAATAAAAACTCATTACGAATGTAACAAGACCAATCAGGTAAACTATGATTTAAGTAAGCCAATCCCTTTCTCCTGGAAAATAATAATCAGTGAGTTCTTCATCTTTTGATATATCACGAACTGCATACAGTTTACCTGTACTACGTTCATATGCTACATTCGGTTCATGTGAATGATTGATATAGTACTGTTGACCTAACCTTGATAGATCATCATCAATCCAAAAACCATTTTTATCATAATAGGTCATCTTCTCCAGATAAGTCTTTATTTCAGTAGACACCTGCTCGTCACAAATTTGAACACAAGTCTTTGGTTCAAAGATTATAGTATCTCTCGGTATATCCACTAAAGAAAAAACACCTACCCCGTCACAGACTTTACTGGGAGCGAGATAGGTGTAGACAGTTAGATTATAACCTCTAATCAACGACCTTGACCACGATATGGTTTCTTTGCATTGTTACGACTCGTTGAAGCATATTTAGTATGCTTACCCTGACCTTGACGAGTATTCTTTGGTTGACTCTCGATCAGATTACCACCAGTCAAAGACTTTTTAAGTTTAGCCATAGAACCTTCTTGATTACTTAATTACTATAGAGAAAAAAAGGGGGTCTGTCAACCCCCTGTTTAAAATCAGATAACTCGTGTCTTCTCGTGACCAACACGAATACGAGGATCACACCAAATCTTATAACCTGCATCAATTGCATCGAGACAGAACGAAACGTCCTCTCCACACATATCTTGAACTGCACCAGATTCAAAGACTTGCATCTTAGGAGCAAACCAAGGATACTTCATTTCCTTGTTCTCAAAGACACCCTTCTGAATCATGACCCAACCGAAACCAGTGTAGTCAACAGTAAAAGGCTTCTTACGCTTACTAATACCATCAACCATTTCATGATTCATTACACCACCATTGTTACGGAAATCATCTTCCTCTAACCAGTGTGCAACAGAGGTTGTCCGCCCATCTTCAGTACTATACCAACCTGCAACAATCTCTTTCTCTTCTCCATCAGAGTTTAACGCGAGGTCGCACAGCTGCCAGAACTTCTCAGTATTGAAGATAATATCAGAGTCAATCCACAACTGATAATCATAGTTCAACTTACCATCCCAAGGAATCTGGTCAGGCCCTCTCAGAACATTGGCGCCAAGACACTTACAACGTGCGAAGTTCACCATAGACGAGTAGTCCTGACTGATCTGAATACTCATCTGGTTTTGTACAAGATCAAAACATAATTGTACAAAGTTCTTCATGAATGCATATGAACATCCACGTCCTGGAAGACAAAAAACAATTGCCTTTCCTCGCATTCTTTCTTTGATTGCCTCATAGTCCCACTCAGGACCTTCACTTTTTCCTTTTGTAGGAGACGAGGCTTTGACTGTAAAACCTTTTGCCATGAATTAGAATCACTCCATTTCAGTAATTATTATACCAGTTATGTATGTCTCTGTCAATCTGTTGTGATATGACAGTTACTCTGAAATACTCTCCTTATATGAGAGATCATCAGTAGTATAGTCAGTCTTCAATATGCCCACAAGATTATTCAACATCTCCCAGTGACTTTCAAATTTCTCAGGGGTTAAATTTTGTAATACACATTCATTCTTTAAGAATATGCTATAAACCTTCGAAACACTCATAGGGGCCTTCTTCTTTCTGGGAGAATTTTTTATATAGGATTTTTTTTTAAATCGCG